TTTAAATCACACAAAATTAAAGGTGCACACAAGCACTCAACAGCAGACCTAGTCAGGGCAAGAGATGCACTCAACAAAGAAATTTCAGAGCGCAAGCAACATCCACGCAAGAAAAAACAGAGCATACCATATTGTGTGAGATGTATGCAGCGTGTCATAAATGCTTTGCACAGACGGATGCCGAGGGTTCAGTATATTACAGTTGAAATGCCGATTGAGGCGGTAGTTTTGAGGTATCAAAATGAGCTATTGCCGTAATTGCAAGAGTTGAAAAGTAATGCACAGGTGATAAAAGATGAAGAATAAGTTAGATGTATTTGCCGAGCAAATTACAAAAATTAATGAAAATTACATTAGCCAGCTGATTGAACTTGCTGACGAGTGGGGTATTCAACGAGATAAAGTAATTTGCAAAGCGGCAGCTTGTGTAATTAATGTGGCGGATTTAGTTAATGAAAGAGGAAAAAGTAATGAAAACAGTTGTTAAAATCCAAATGAAACAAATTGACGAGAATACCATCCATTCAAGAACTAAATTAAAGGGTGGGGAAGTAGATGTACTTATGGCACTCTCCCACTTGGTTAGTTCAATGTTGGAAAATGGAATTTCAGCAGAAGTAATTAACGGTGCAGTAAAATACGGTTTCAACGATTTTGAAGAAAAGAGGGTGGCAGAATGAGCAATTGCAATAAGTGTTTAAACAGACAAGTGTGTAAATACAACGATACTGTTAATTTGTGGTGTCAAGATTACCACTATTGCCCACATTTCAAAGACCGCACGAAATTTGTAGAGCTGCCGTGCAAGGTTGGAGATGTTGTCTATGTAATAAATAAACGAGGTAAATCAAAGAAAAGTATAATATCAAAAACTGTAATCACAAAAATACATATTGATGACAATACAAATGACACAGTTATATTTGGAGAAATACCTGACGAACATTATAGAGAATTAGTTTTTAGGTCACACTGTTTCGGGTTTAATGCGTTCTTTGATAAATCAAAAGCTGAGCAGGCATTGAGGGAGCGTGAGCAGAAATGACTTGCAAAGAGTGTTTTAATTTTGAATTGTGCGCAAACGGCTATGGCGAGGTGACGGCTGATACTGAAATAATTAATGTAAAGGGTAAACCTTGCCATTATTTCAAAGACCGCACGAAATTTGTAGAGTTGCCGTGCAAGGTTGGAGATGTCGTTTATGAAATCATTGAAGAAACAGTACCCAGACACTATTTCTATATTGGTGCATATGAGGTTGAAGATGTAAGTGCTAAAGAGGTTAAATATGCAGGCGACTGGGTTGATTATAGAAAATATCCTGTATATTTCAGCCGAGAGCAAGCCGAGCAGGCATTGAGGGCAAAAAATGAAAAGGATAATTGATGTTTGTTGTGGTGGCCGTATGTTTTGGTTTAATAAAAATAATCCTGATGTAGTTTTTATGGACAACAGACAATTTAGTGATACTTTGTGTGATGGGCGGCACTTTGAGGTCAAACCTGATGTTGTGGGTGACTTTAGAAATATTCCTTTTCCTGATAGCTCATTTAGTCTTGTTGTATTTGACCCGCCTCATTTGCTCCACGTTGGGGAAAAATCGTGGCTCGCTAAAAAATATGGGCATTTAAACCTTGATACATATATAGATGATTTAAAACAAGGTTTTTCAGAGTGTTTTAGGATATTAAAGCCCAACGGAGTGCTCGTTTTCAAATGGAACGAAACAGATGTAAAAACTAGCGAGATAATCAAACTATCACCGATTAAACCGTTGTTCGGCCACAAAAGCGGACGGCTAAATAAAACACAATGGTTAGTGTTCATTAAGGAGCGTGAGCAGGAATGAACACTAAACTTATTTTCCCTCTGCTGCTGATAATTCTTGATGTGGGTGCTGCTGTTGTGTATGCATTACATAACGATTTTAAGATGATGATTTACTGGATAGCAGCGGCAGTTCTGAATATCTGTGTAACATTTTAACCACCAACCAGCTCCGCACGGCTGATTTTCAAACACATAATTGCAAAATATAAGCCTGTGTGCGGACAGGCTTTAAGGAGTGATGAAAATGAAAACTAAAAAAATAATGGATATTTGCAAGCGTAATAAAAAATTCAGGCTTTATTATGATGAGGACAATGATATGCAATGGATTTCTGACAGCTTTGCTATATATCCACTTTTAGATGTTCCAATTTTGAGCGGTAACAACATATGCAAGCTATATGACATAACCGACAAGCAGCGTGACAGCATTTCATTTATATTTGAAAACAAATTGCCTAGCAATTTGAATTTGAATGACGTAGATGTTACTGACACAAGAGTTGAGCGACTTGATATTCAGCTTATCGTTGACGGTGGTGGATTGCTTATTCCGGTTATGACCGAAGAAGGCTTGCTATTTCTAAGAAGTGAATATCTAGCTCCGTTTGCTGATATGAAAGAAAGTGAAGTTGATATTTATACTAGAAAAACAGCTAGCGGTGACACTATATTTGCAATCAAAATCGGATTACTACTTTATGCGCTTGTTAGCCCCTATAGGGTTATAGATGAAAAATTTGTTAAACAACTTGAAAATCTTTATGAATTAAGCAATCTAACACTTATAAACAAAAATCAGGAGATTGAAAACAATGCAGAAGAAAATTCAACACGAGGCTGACGAACAAGCTAAACTGTTCAAATGGGTTGCGTTTGCACGTTCATTTATTCCTGCTGTTGATATGTTATATCATATCCCGAACGGTGGAAAAAGAAACGAACGAGAGGCAGCGGCATTAAAACGTCAAGGGGTTCGCTCTGGTGTGCCTGACCTTTGCCTCCCTGTTTCGAGCGGTGATTATCACGGTTTATACATAGAACTAAAATGCGGCAACAACAGGCCTACAAAAAATCAAATAACGTGGCTTAATAATTTAAAACGCTATGGCTATGCAGCTGTAGTCTGTTATGGATGGCAAGCAGCTGCAAAATGCATTTGCAATTATTTGAATGTAGATGTTGTAGGCTTTTAATTAAATTTAATAATAATGACTCCGTGCGGTCTTTATTATAAAAACGATAATAAACAACCGTAGTCGTTAAAAAATTATATAACACACAATTAAATATCTTGCAATTCTGAGCCGTGCACGGACGGCTCTGCAAAATAAATCAAAGCACATACCATTATAGTATGTGCTTATAATCATAGCTAAACCTCAAAAAACCTCTTGCGGCGACCTGCCGCTTTAGGGCTGGTATTGGATATTATATTTGTAGCCGTCCTGATAGGAAAATCTAAAATAAAAAATAGTCGGGTAACAGAAGAGGGAAAAAAGGGGGTCAAGGGGAAAAAAGGGGGAAAGCCTTCCCTCTTTTGTCCCCTCGTGTAGGAAGTGTGAAATTTTTATGCAACACATAAGAGAAAAATTAATCTACGCAGGAAAAACCTTAGAGCCTGTTTTTTACGCAACAACCAAAAATGGCAGAGTTTACACTAGAGGCAAAAAGAAAAAAATAAGCCGTGCAGTTCAGAAGAAGTTAAACGATGAGAACGCAAGAAAAAAATTGCGAAGGCTACTTGATGAAAATTTTGAAGATGAAAAAGATTATTACTGCACGTTTACATACAGAGATGACGAGATGCCGTCAAGCTATAAAGAATTTAAAAACGACATCAACAATTTTTTAAAACGAATTCGCAGATTGCGAAATAAAAACAATCTACCTGAATTAAAATATATCTATGTGATAGAATGTACCGTCAGCAAAAGAACAGGAGTAGCACGTTGGCATTTTCACATTGTTATGAGTGGTGGGATTGACCGAAAGACAATAAAAAAAATGTGGGGACACGGTGACATCAAACGAGTTGAAGAGTTGCAGTCTAACGAACACGGCTATGAACCACTTGCAATTTATTTTTGCAAGGAATGGACAAACGAGCTTTTGCCGGAAAATCGAAAACGATATACACCGAGCCGCAATTTAAAATTAAGAGAACCGAAAATCAAAGATGATGTATTCTCTGCACGCTATCTTGAAAAATTGTGCAAAGAAAGAATTGACGATAAAGAATATTGGGAAAAACGATACAAAGGTTATCGCTTTGTCGATGCAACAGCAGATTACAACGAAGATTATGACACTTGGCATTTGTCCGTGTTTATGCGAAAGAAGGAATAGATTTGAAAAAAGATTCAACGAGAGATTACATAACAGCTGCATTCAGATTGTACGCTGCATTGCATTGCCCAACTGAAAGTGAAATATCATCAATGCATATTGTTGATGAACGCACAACAATTGCGGTTAAGTTAGATTTGATTGCTGTGTATCAGACAATGAAAGATTTAGACAGCAGCGGCAAAAATTATATTTGCAAAGCAATTGAGGCAATTTATTTTGTAGAACCTAAAAGACCACTCAAAAAAGGCGAAATCGACAGTAGAGCATTATCGTTTGCTATGTCAAACTACGTAGACAAACGGACCGTGTGGCGTTGGCTCAAAGAGGCAAGGCAGCTTTGTGCCCTACATCGTGGGCTGAATATAGCCCCAATTGAGGAGATTATTGACTAATTGTTGTCACTAATCGCATTATTTTTTGTTGTAAAATTTGTATATGATAAACAAACAAATCACACTTGAATGGATTAGAGAATTAATCAGGAGTGGTGATACATCTCCGTTTTACAATACAAAACAATGGAATGAAATCAGAGAACGCAAACGCAGAGCTGAACATTATGAGTGTGAACGCTGTCGAGCCAAAGGCAAACATAGTCGAGGAATGGTTGTGCATCACAAGAAGTATTTGCGCAAGTACCCTGAGCTTGCGTTGAATTTTGATAATCTTGAATTGCTATGTGACGATTGCCATTATGACGAACATCACAAAGCAAACGAAATCAATGAAGAGCGATGGTAATATATCCCCCCCGGTCAAAAATCGAAAAAATTTTTGGCCTTTGGATAACGGCGACAGGGTAGACAGTCCAGCTTCGCGCGCACGTGAGGAATTTTTTTGTGAACAACGAAATTATAAAACTTGACAAAAAAAGATACAAATTTCACATAATCGCAGAATTGCAAAGAATTGAAGAGCTTGACCCTGATTTGCCTGACAATGAAGTCAGAAAATATATATCATCTGGCGGATTTAGTTCAATTGGATTTGTTAAATTTATCGCAGAGCGCACACATATAAATAGCTTGATTGTATCTACACTTCGGGTTGGTCGAAAGCATTTGCAAGTTTTAGATGTTCTTAAACAGCAAGCAAAATAGACAACGTAATTTTTATTGTCGGAAGTATTATGAAAAACGATTCAATAGTCGGGAAATCTTATCGATATTACGATGATTTAAAATCAGTTTGTGAGAACAATAATTGGCAAATAATTGTTAAAAACAACCATTCAAAAATCTTACTTTTTGATACAAAAAACGGAAAATTCGTAATCGAAACAAGCTCAAATTTGAATGAAAATCCGAATATGGAACAATTCAGCTTTGAAAGAAATTCAGAATTGTATGAATTTTATAAACATTATTTTTTAAGTGAGTTGAAATAATGTAGATGATTAAAAAAACAGATGTATTAAATTCGTTAAAAGAACAATTAGCAAAAAAAGGAGCAGATATTGCCTGCTATTTGGATTTAATTGACGATTACGGAAGATTTTGGGAGGTCAAAACTGCACTAATAAAAGACATAAAAAAGCGTGGTGTAGTCTATGAAGATTATTCAGCAGTTGGAATAAAAATGATGAAAAACAATCCATCCACAAAAGAGCTTATGGGAGCAAATCGCCAAATGCTCGCAATACTTGAAAAATTGGGGTTAACGACAGATAAATGCGTATCAGATTTAGATGATGAACTTTGATGAACAGGCACATACAAGAATATATCGACCTTGTAAATTCGGGAGAACATAGAGTTTGTAAAGAGCAAATTGCTCTTATAAAATACGTTGAAAAATGCTTTAAAGACGAGAGTATTTATGTTGATGAAGAACAGCTTGAAAAGTATCTGAATTTACAAAAATATTTTGATTTTGAGCTTTTCCCTTGGGAGAAATTTTGTTTTGCACTACATAATTGCACGTATGTATCACCGGGTATTCTTAGATGGCCTGATTTGCTTATTGTTGTAGGACGTGGCAGCGGAAAAAATGGATATCTCGCTTTTGAAGATTTTTCACTACTAACACCGGTCAATGGAATTAAAGAATATTACATTGACATTTGCGCAACCTCAGAAGACCAAGCAAAAACGTCTTTTGATGATGTTTACAATGTCCTTGAATCTCATAAAACTAAGCTATCAAAACATTTCAGATGGACAAAAGAAAAAATTGAAAATATTAAAACTAGGTCAAGATTACGTTTTCGCACATCAAATTCAAAAACAGCGGACGGCGGTCGACCGGGTAAGATTGATTTTGATGAGTACCACGCTTACGAAAATTACGATTTAATCAAAGTTTTTAAAACTGGACTTGGCAAAAAAGCAATGCCACGAACAACTATTACTACCACAATGGGCGATGTTCGTGACGGTCCCTTAGATAACATATTTCAAGATGCTTTGCAAATTTTAAATGGTGAAATTGATGACAACGGAATGTTGCCATTTATTTGCAGATTGGACAACAAAAATGAGGTTGACGACCATTTAAATTGGTACAAAGCTAACCCATCCTTGCAGTATTTCCCTGAACTGCAAAGAACTCTTAATAAAGAATATAGGGAATGGAAACGTGACCATCTCGGCAATGCCGATTTTATGACAAAAAGAATGAACATTCCGCAAGGTTCAACTTGTGAGCCTGTCACGGAATGGAAAAATATATTAGCTACAAATAAGCCTATTCCAAACCTTGAGGGCAAAACCTGCGTGTTTGGAATGGACTACACCAAAATTCACGATTTTTTATGTGCAGGATTATTGTTTGAGGTCGATAACAAAATTTATTGGATATCCCATTCGTGGGTATGTGAAAGTTGCAGAGATTTAAGCCGTATTCGATATCCTGTCAAAGCCGCAGCAGAAAAAGGGCTATTGACTATTGTGCCGGGTGTAGAAATTCCACCTGAGATGCCCATTGACTGGCTTGCAAAAATGAAAAATCAATACAATATCGTTGCAGGCGGTCTTGACAATTATAGATATACGTTGCTCAAAAATCCACTTGAAAGTATTGGATTTGACTGCAATAAAAAAGAGGGCAATAACAATCTTTGGCTAGTTCGTCCGTCTGATTTGATGAAGATTGCCCCTAGTATTTCGAGTGATTTTCAAAATCAGCGTATCATTTGGGGCGAAAATTCATTAATGCGTTGGTACACTAACAATACAAAAGTCACATATGACGGCAAAGGCAATATTATTTACGGAAAAATTGAGCCACGAAGTCGCAAGACTGATGGATTTATGGCTTTTGCAGCGGCATATACGCAAAAAGAAAAAATCAAAAGACTTGCACCGCTCACAATGGACAAAGTGAATCAGGTGTTAAAAGTTTACAGCTATTAATTATATGCGAGAGGCGGTGAATAAATGAAATTTACAGAATGGGTAAAGAGTAGACTAACAGGAAAAAGCAGCATAGAAATCAGTTCAGAAGATTTTGAAAAATACTATGCAAAGTATGAAGCCTCAAAATTTAATATAACTGAAACTGCGCTGTTTACAACGATTAGTCTGATTGCTCGTTCTCTCGCAAAATGTGAGTTTGTTACATTGAGTAACCGTTCCCCAACTCGGACAAGCGAATATTATCTTTGGAATTATGCACCCAACAAACATCAAACTAAAGCGGAATTTGTAGCCGATTTTGTATCGAAATTAATTTTTAAAAATGAGGCACTAATAGTTGAAAGTTCTGATAATCAGTTAATAGTTGCTGACGGTTTTAATAAAACTGAATATGCATTATATGATGATGTTTTTTCATCTGTCAGTTGTCGCAATATGACTTTTCAGCGGACTTTTTCAGAAAAAGATGTAATTTATTTAAAATATAACAATGTTGCAATTTCAGGCATTTTAGCCCAAATGTGCAAGTCATATGAAGCACTTATGACTTCTGCTGAAAGTCGTTATAACAAAGCTGTAGGCCATAAAGGAATTTTGACAATTGACAATATGGCGACCAATTCAGTCGACTTTCAAAAAACATTTGATGACTTAATGCAAAAACGCTTTGCGGAATATTTCAAAGAACAAAACGCAGTATTGCCACTTTTTAGCGGCTATGCATATTCAGAACCAACAGTCGAATCAAATAAAACTACAAATAATGAAATTAATGATTTGCAAAAGTTGCGTTCTGAAATTTATTCAGCAGTCGGCAATGCATTTCACGTACCACCGGCAATAATTGGGGGGACCGCCTCGCAGTTAAGCGATTCTATAGACACTTTCATTGCAAATGCAATTGACCCTCTTGCGTATATGCTGGAACAGGAAATCACTAAAAAACGCTATGGTGAAAGTGAATTTATAAAAGGCAATTATATTTTAATCGATACAACATACGTTAGACATATTGATGCAATCTCGTCAGCAAATAATATTGATAAGTCTATAGCTTGCGGAGTTCTCTCCCCTGCGCAGGCTCAGAGGTATTGCGGTATGATTGCAGATACAGATGAATGGGCAACGGACCATTATATGACTAAAAATTATCAAACTGCATATTTAGCAGCGGAAGGTGGTGAAACTTGATGTTAAGAAAAAATTTTGAAATAAAGCAAGCTGGCGAGCTTAGAACGCTTGAATTGTACTTATACGGAGAAATTGAAGCTGATTATTTTGATTGGTGGACAGGCGAGCTCGTTGAAAGTACAACATCTGCAAATTATGTCAGAAAAGCTCTTGACGATGCAGGCAATGTCGATGCTATTAACATTTACATTAATTCCTGCGGTGGTTATGTTTCTGAAGGAATTGCAATATTCAATATTCTTAAACGCTCAACAGCATTTAAGACTGTTTATGTCGATGCTTTTGCTTATTCAATCGCTTCTGTGATTGCGATGTGTGGCGATAAAATCGTTATGCCTAGTAACACAACTATGATGATTCACAACGCTTGGACTTGTGCCTCCGGCAATTCTGAACAGCTCAGAAAAGCGGCAGATGATTTGGACACAATCAATGAAGCAAGCTGCAATACATATCTTGCAAAATCCAGCAAAATTGACAAAGAAAATCTAACAAAGCTGCTTGATGCGGAAACATTCCTGACCGCTGAGCAGGCATTTGAATATGGATTTTGTGATGAAATTGCAAATCCAATCGATATTTCAAATAGCGTTGAAATTCTTGAGCAAGCAAAGCAAAAGCACAATCCAGCTGTAAAAGCAGCTGCACAACATTTGCAGTCAAATGCAAAAACACCAGCTTCACCAGAGCCAAAAAACAAAGAGCCAGAGCCAAAAAATCAGCAAGATAAATATGAATGGCTCAATGATATTATGAAATCAAAAAAACTTTTATAAGGAGAACCAAAATGAAAAATAAAGATTTTATTTTACAGCAGAGAAGAGAATTTGCGCAGAAATTCAAGGCAGCTCTTGACAGCAAAGATGAGGAGGCACTTGCAAAGGCCTTTGACGAGTATTCAACAAGCATTCAGCAAAGTTTGATTGATACCGCAAACGAAATCAAGGCATCATCTGATTCGGCAATTCTCACTCGCAGAGGTATTCGTCAGCTGACAAGCTCAGAAAACGAATATTATAACAAGTTGATTACAGCAATGAAATCAACTGACCCTAAACAGGCTCTTAAAAATCCCGAGCTTACAATTCCGCAAACTGTCATTGATACAGTAATTACCGACATTGAACAGAATCACCCATTGTTAAATGCCCTGAACATTCAAAATACATATGGTTCTGTCAAATGGATTTACTCTGACGATACGCAAAAGATGTCTGCTTGGGGCAAGATTACTTCTGCTATCACAGAAGAGCTTAGCGAGAGTATTCACACACTCGAATTTGGCACAAACAAATTGAGTGCGTTCATTCCTGTTCCCAAGGATATTCTTGATCTTGGAGCATCTTATATTGATGCTTACATTCGTACAATTCTTGCCGATGCAGCGGCATATGGTCTTGAATATGGCTTTATCAAGGGTACAGGCAAGGATATGCCCATCGGTATGTGCAAGGACATCAAGGGCGCTGTTACTGAAGGTGTTTATCCTGATAAGGACAAGACAAAGCTTACAAGTTTTGCAGTTGACAAATATTGCGAGGCTGTTGCAAAGCTATCCAAAAACGACAGCGGCAAATCTCGAATTGTGCCTGCCGTAGCACTCATTGTTTCGCCGGTTGATTACATTGGCAAGGTTATCCCTGCCACAACAGTACTTGCAACAGACGGCAGCTATAAAAATAATATTTTCCCATTCCCAACAGTCGTTTATCAGTCTGAGATGGTTGATGAGGGAACTGCAATTCTCGGAATTTTGGAAAGATATGTTGCGTGTCTTTCAACAGGCAAAGAAGGCAAGGTTGAGTATGACGACTCTTATCATTTCTTGGAAGATGAGAGAATGTACACAATCAAGATTTTTGCAACAGGCAGAGCAAAAGACAGTCACGATTTTCTATATCTTGACATTTCAAAGCTCGAGGCTCTTAAACTTAACGTAACACTCGAAAACGCTACAACTTAAAAAATTAATTTGAGGTGCTGAAATTGTATTTATTAGATGATATTAAATTAATACTTGATATAACAGCGGATATTACTTCCGAGGACGAAAAATTAAAAATTATCATCGAAGATGGCAAACAGCACCTCAAATCTTTCAATCCGCTTTTGACTGATAGTGATTTTGAAAGCGCAACGAGGGCTAGATATTTACTTTTCAATTTCTGTCGTTATGCGTACAGCAATGCGGCTGAAATGTTTGATATAAATTACAAATCAGAGCTTTTAACGCTTAGACAGGAATATGAGGTTGCAGAATATGAAAATCAAAACACCGATTGATTTTTTAACTTTCAACGATGGAATTGTTGATATTTATGAAACAGATGAAGATGACGTTATAATTCGTAATTCTGTAAATCAATTTCGTTTTGGCAATCGTACTGTTGGTGTTAAACGCTATTATGCCGCAAGGCAAAATGACATAGAACTTGATTTAGTAATTCATATTCATAAGAATTTAGAAATTGACAGTCAAAATGCAGCGGTAATTAACAAAACTCGTTACAAAATTGAGCAAATTCAGCAAATGCCTGATACAAACCCACCTTGTACAGTTTTAAGTCTTTCACAGCGGGGATTATTTAGAGGTGAGGACGATGGAATTTAAAAGTTACAATGATTTTAAAACCGCTATAAAAAATTGCGGTCTTGCTGTTGCCGAGGCTGAATATAAAAAGTCTATCTCTCCCCCATACGCTTGTTATTTTAGGTCTAGCGAAAGCAGCTTATTTGCTGATGGCAAGCCTATTTTGACTATGACAAAAATGGCGGTTGAGCTTTACACAGACAAGAACGATATCGTGAGCGAATCGGTAATTGAAACGTGGTTTAAATCTCAAAAAATCTATGCAAAAAAGACTGAACGTGCATTCGTTGAGTCTGAAAATTACTATGAAACGGTTTATGAATTTGAGTTGATTTTTAATGAGTAGTGAAAAAATCAAGCCAAATGAAATCTCATCGTCTATCGTAGGCATATTGAATAATTGGACGGTGGATATTCAATATGGGATTATTGAGCTTACAGATGAAAAAGCTGAACAACTCAAAAATCTTATTGAAAATGCAAGTCCTAAACGCACTAAAGAATATTCAAAAAGATGGAAAATTAAAGTTACTGAGAATACTTTTAGTGTTTATGAAAAAACAGTTTACAATCAAAAGCACTATCGAAGAACACATCTTCTTGAAAAATCCCACGTAAAACGAAATCACAAAGGAAAAGTTGCGGCACAAGTACATATTCAGCCAGCTGCCGAAACGGTAAAATCCGAATATGTGGAAGGCATTAAAAAAATCATACAAACATCACAGTCCGCTGGTGGCGGCAATAAAACATATAAAAAATAAGGAGTTAATTTATGGAAACTACAATTGCTAAAGTTGGATATGCTATGTTAACCGAATCTGATGGAAAAATCAGCTATGACAAAATTAAATGGTTTAAATCAGAAGAGGCAGGCGGCAGAGAAATCACAGCAGAGCCAAACGGCGATACAATAAAAATTTATGCTGACGGTCGCCCCGTCGTTCAGGCTATCGGCAATGACGGCTATAACATTACACTAATATTGCTTGACATTATCGACGATGTTCAAGGCGACTGGTTTAACAAGAAAATTCTATCAAACGGAAGTGTTCTTGAAACAGCCGAGATTAAAGAAAGTCCCAGATTTGCGCTTGTTGTTGCAAAAGAACTTTTCAACGGTTCAAAGAAATATGCGATTGATACATATTTTTGTTGCACCGCTTCCAACAGAAACAGCAAAAAGTCAAAAACATCTGAAGGCTCTTTTGACCCTGAATTCCCTGAATTTTCAATTTCATCTGTTCCGCTTCCCGAAAATAAATTTGTCGTTGTCACAGATTATGCGGACACTCTACCAACTACGGTTACAATACCTACAGAGATAACATCAACATCGCTGGAGGACTAATCGATGGCTTGCAAGGAAATTAAAATTGATGATAAAACAGTCAAGATTGCTGCAAACGGCTCAACAATTTTGATATATGAAGATACCTTCAAAGGCAGAAGATTTTTGCAGGATTTGGAGGAAATTCAAAAAACTAAGAATTCTACAGATATTCCGCTGATTACGATATGTCGTATTATTTGGGCGACTGCAAAGACGGCAGATAACTCAATTGCTGATATATTTAATTGGTCGGCTCAGTTTAGCACAAATGGACTTTTTGGTGCATCAAAAGAGGCTATGGAGCTTATTAACAACGATATTAAGCCTACCTCAAAAAACTAAAAAACGGCAGCGGACAAGAGCCAAAATATTATTTTACAGCGGCAGAGCTTTTAGCTTATGCAACTGCAAATGGCTTGTCTGTTGCCGATTTTTCTAAACTTTCACTCGGTTTTATTATTGATTTTTGTATTATCAATAACAAATTACGAAAAAACGAAGATTTACACAGAGAAGAAAAAAATTATAGTAAACTCAAAGGAATTTTGCCAATTATTCAAAAAGAATATGAAAATGGCGAGATTAACAAAGAACGCTACATTGAGTTTATGAAAAAATATAACGGATTGGAGGAAAGATATGGGTTCAGCTATTAAAGGCATTACCGTTGCGCTTAGCGGTGATACAACAGACCTAAACAAATCAATTGAAGATATTGAAAAATCATCTAAAGCCACCCAAACAGAGCTTAGTGCTGTAAACAAGGCTTTAAAATTTGACCCATCCAATACCGTTTTACTAACGCAAAAGCAAGAGTTATTAGCTGAACAAATCAGCAATACTAAAAACCATCTCGCACAGCTAGAGAGTGTTCAAGGCGATGTTGAAAAGGCTTTTGAAAATGGCGACCTTGGAGCTGATAAATACAGAGCTTTTCAGCGTGAAGTTGAGTATTGTAAAACAAGAATGAAAAGCCTTGAGGAACAATCTCAAGACACGCAGAAAAAAATTGACGGCACAGGCGATGAAGCAGAAGATACCGGAAAAGATTTAAAAACTATGGGCAATATTGCCTCAGACTCAGAATCTAAAATGAAAAATCTTGAGGAACAATCTCAAGACACACAGAAAAAAATTGAAGGCACAGGCGATGAAGCAGAAGATACCGGAAAAGATTTAAAGACTATGGGCAAAAATGCCTCAGACTCAGAATCTAAATTTGACAGTCTTAAAAAATCAGCAAAATCTCTTGCCTCAAACGGTCTTGACGTTGCAAAAGCATCTGCTAAAGGGCTGGTAACCATTTTTACAGCTGCAGCAGGAACAATATCTGCTGCTGGAGCGGCAATTATTAATTATGGTAGTGAATTTGAAGAGTCAATGGCAAAGGTTCAAACTCTTGCTGATACAAATGAAGTTTCATTGCAAGATTTGTCATCAGGAATACTTGATTTATCAACTAACACTGGTATCGCCTCGACTACATTATCAGAAGCTATGTATTCTGCGTTATCTGCCGGTGTTGATACAGCAGATACACTTGATTATTTAAACCTCGCATCAAAATTAGCTGTTGGTGGATTTACAGATGTTGATACAGCCGTTGACGGCTTATCGTCAGCTGTAAACGCTTATGGCTCTGAATTATTATCTGCTGAAGATGCTGCTAAGGTTATGATTCAGACTCAAAATCTCGGCAAAACTACTGTAGGCGACTTGGCAAGTAATATTTCAAAAGTAACTCCAACAGCAACAGCACTGGGGGTGTCTTTTCAAGAAGTAGGTGCAGCACTATCGGTAATGACTGCAAAAGGTGTTAAAACCGAAACAGCGTGCACTCAATTAAAAACTTTATATTCAGAATTATCTGATACAAGCTCGGATTTATATGAAAATGTAAAACTTGCAGCGGAAGCAACCACAGGACAATCTCTTTCTTTTTCAGAATTGCAAGATAAAGGCTACAATGTAGCTCAAATTATGCAAATGGTTAGAGATTATGCTGAAAGTAACGGACAATCACTATATGAAATGATGTCAAGCACAGAAGCTGTAAATGCAGCCTTGACAATCACAGGCGATTCGCTATCTACATATTCAACGGATTTAAATGCAATGTCAACATCTACTGACGTTGTTACAGAAGCATTTGAAACTATGCAAGATACTTTTTCAGCTCAAAAAAATAAATTTGTTGAAGGCTCAAAAAATTTAGCGTCTGCTGCGTATGAATACATTCAAGAACCGTTAAAAGATATTATGAAAGACGGAAATGGAATGATTGAAACGCTCAGTACTGCTTTATCAGAGGGCGGTATTGATGGATTAGTCGGAGCTTTTGGTGATGTACTTGCAGACATTGTAGATGAAATAGGTGTATATGCACCCAAAATTATCGATATGGGCACTAAATTAATAACATCTCTTTGTGATGGATTAACAAAAAATGGCGACAGTATTGCAAATTCAGCAATGTTAATAATAACATCTATTGCTGATGGATTATTGTCATCAACTGATAGCATTATAAACGTAGTTGGCTCATTGCTATTAACTATTATTGATTCTATAAAAAACAATCTGCCTACATTTTCGAGCACAATAATGGAAGGCATACAAAAAATAATAGAATCTTTGTGTACGATGATACCAAATATAACATCTTCATTACTTGACCTTTTACCACCATTATTAACAAATATTATTAATGGATTAATTACAGCTATTCCGCAGATTATAAATGCTATTGTTCAAATGTTTCAGGCTATTGCAGCTGCAATACCTACGATTGTTCCGATTATTGTTGAGGCTTTGCCTAGCATCATTAACAGCATTTTAACTGGATTGCTTTCAGCGTTACCTCAAATAAATAGTGCGGGAGTTCAATTATTGACTGGATTAATTGGTGCTCTACCTCAAATCATTCAAACGATAGTTAATGCTTTGCCTGAGATTATTAAAAATATAATCTCAGGAATTTTAGGAGCAATTCCTCAAGTCATAGATGCTGGTATTCAGCTCTTTTTGGCATTAATCAATGCTTTACCTGATATTATTGTTTCAATCGTTGATGCGTTACCAGCTATTATAGACGGAATTATATCAGGTCTGCTTGATGCGTTGCCAAAACTCGTTGAGGCTGGCATTAAGTTATTCGTCGCAATTATTCAAAACACACCAAAAATTATTACAGGTATAGTAAAGCATATACCTGAAATTATAGCTGGTATTATAGAAGGATTTAGCAATTTATATGGAAAAATGGCAGGAGTAGGAGGAAATATACTTGCCGGACTATGGCAGGGCATTTGTGACGGTGCTGCTTGGCTATGGGATTGTATCAGCGGATTTTGTGAAGAGCTATGGGGTAATATTACTGGATTTTTTGGAATTCACTCACCTTCAAGGCTTTTTCGTGATGAACTGGGCAAAAATTTAATGCTTGGCTGGTCTATTGGTATTGATGATAATTCAGATGATGTTAAAAAATCAATTGCAGATGTTTCTGAAAGTGTAAATGACATTTCAGAGAATAGCGTTTTGCAATTTAAAAATAATTTATCAAATTTGGATGGATTTAATGCAAATGTAAATATGATTAGCAACGGCAATTCGATGCAGCCTGCTACAACAGCCGTCAGCACAATTAACAATTCACCGAACATCACGCTTGAATTTGGCGGTGTGACTTTGGCAAATAGCTATGACACAGACAAATTCACGGATGATATTTTATCAATGCTCGGCTCAAAAATCGCTATGAAAGGAATGGCTTGGGGTTAATGAATGATTTAATTTATAACGGACAATCTCTTAATGAATTGGGATTTGCTATCAAAACACGTCCTACATATTCTGTAGCCAAACGCAGTTTCAGTTTTAAATCTGTTTTAGGGCATAGCGGTGACGTAATTGTTGACAATCAGCGATATGAAAATGTGGAAATGTCATATCAAATCAATTCTATCCCTCATTTGGTGGGAGCTGGCAACAGTTTTAGACTTGTGCAAGAATTAATTGACTGGCTCTCACCGTTTGACGGTGAATATAAAATTTTGAAAGACAGCTGGAATGAAGGGTACTTTTGCGAGGCTATCTGTACAAACATTAGTGAAGTAGCAAATAATCTATTTTTAGGACTAGACACTACAATCACATTTAACAGAAAGCCTTATTGGTTTTCTGATTTAGGCAACGAAAAAATTGATATTAATTCAGTCAAGAAGATTTATACATTACTAAATCCTGAAATTTACACATCTGAACCATTAATCAAAATATATGGCAAAGGTGATATAAGTTTAAGTTATAACAATAATTCTTATTACATCTTTAGTGGAATTGACGAATTCATTGAGCTTGATTGTGAATCGGGTAATGTTAGTAAAAATGGAATTTCATATAATAAGAATGTTAATTTCAATTATCCTCCTGTTTTTTCAAAAGGCGAAAATACAATTATTTTTTATGAAAATAATAAATCAAGCTCCTTTGAAAAAGCTGAAATAACTCCCCGATGGAGGCGATTATAAAAATGTTACCACGATTATATGATGCTGTTGTAGATATAAACGCTTATAACAATAATGGGTATGGATTTTTTGACACTTGCTCAAAATGTGAAGTCACAGAAGTGCGGAACGGTGAATATAACTTAACAATGGAAATTGCGTCATCGGATGTTCTCGCTGATGTGGTAATGGTTGGAATGTTTATTAAAACTAAAGCAAATCAGTATGACTCCCTTCAACTTTTTGAAATTAATGAGATAATTCAGAGCGCTAATGGAACAATTACTATAAATGCAAATCATATTAAATTTTTAGGGTTGCAGAATGTACTTGAAAATGGTATAGAAACCGTTGGGAAATGGTCAGCTATGACCCCAAAACAAATTGTAGATTATTTATTAGACGATACGTTAAATGATAGCAATATTTTCACATTCGATAGTGACATAAGTGAAAGCAAAGAAATCGAAAGTACCAACTTTCAAACTATGAAACTTGGCGAAATTTTAGCAGGTACTGATGGAAGTGTTTTAGACCTCTTTGGAGGGGAATTTCACTATGATAACTTTAAAATTGAATTACTTGAAAATCGTGGAGCAGACAGAGGAGTAAAAATTTTATTTGGCAAAAATATGTCAGATTATAATCAAACTATCTTAAATGACACAGCTTATACGCATTATATTGGGTATGCTATTCTAACAGATACAAATGGAAACAAAGTTAGCGTTTCAGGCCCGGCAACAATTACTGTTAAAGACGTTGAAAAATACTTTCCAAAAATTAAACTATATGATTTTACTGAAAAAGTGTTAGAAGTGCTTGGACAAGATTATAGGTATGATGTATCATCAAACGCAAGTGCTAACGAACTAGAGGAAATTCAAAGCTGGCTAGGGTATTTTTCAAATGAAAAAATTATCTTTGGCGGACACCCATCATCAAGCGTTAACATAAAAATTACTTATGACCCAGAACTTGACAAATTGCAAGATATTAGACTTTGTGATACTGTAACAGTTTGTTTTGGCAGAGGCAAATCTGCAATTAAATCAAAAATTACAAAAGTAATATATGATAGCATTCTTGAACGCTATACATTAATTGAAGTTGGAGAAAGCAATATCAGTCTATATGACTTTTTAACAAAAACAAGGAGATGATAAAATGGATATTCCACGTCAAAGCATTAAAATAGACATAAATGACCGCAAAGCTCAGACTATTCAAGCGATTTGTAATACAAAAGATAGCGGCACTCGATTTGTTGATGTCTATTTATATGCAAATTCACAAGTAATTGACATCACAGGAAATTCAGCTACAGCAACATTTGTTATAGATGGATTTCTTGTTGCTGAAAATGTGAGTTGCGATGTAGAAAATAATTGCGTTAAGGTTGCGATTGATTCTGCTGAAATTCAAAAGCGTAGCGGCATAATGCTAGTTGAAATTCAAATAAAAGATGAAAATGAAAATGTTTTGACTACACCAATTGCCTTTAAAGTTAGAGTTACATCATCTATTAGCGATAACGCATATATCACAGAAAATTCGCTTGGAACAACAGCTGAAATACTCGAGGAGGTAGCAGCCGCTAGAGGCACGTATAACAGTCTATTAGAACATATTAATTCTAAAGCTGACAATGCAACAAGCGCAGACCGTAGTACTATAGCAGACCTTGCACAATACGGATATTTTGCAGACTCAAAAGCCCAAGATGCATTTGATAAGATTTATCCGTCAGAAGAAAAAGTCAGTAATATAATTACAGATGCGGACTATATTAAAGTCGGTGATACTAGACCAACAATTATAATTGCAATTGAGGGTGATAAGTGGGAAAACGTAAAAAATATAGCCATTTCAGTAACAAATATAAAAATGTCTGCAATATCTGATACTGCGACAGAAAAAGCAACATTAAGAATTAGATTTGCTAAATCTGACAGTATCGATGGCAAATATCTTACTAAAGACTGTACACAGGATGCCACTCTAAAAGAGAGATGGGAAGTTGATTTATCTAGCTCAGATTATTCAACTGCAAAGTATATTTTATTTTATCCGACTCAGAATATGGAAGATACGAAAAATGGTTATGTTAGTTGCCATATACGTATTGAAAATTTGGATATTGACACATCCAGCTCCAGCGGAGTTAAAGTTGACTGCACAACCATTCCCAAAATTGTAAATCAACTGTCCGATACAACATCAATAGAGGCTTTGAACGATAATCCAAACATCACCAATAACCTAAATCAGCTCACAATGGGTCACTGTGAATCTTGGCAAAAAACAGATTCACAAGAAGATATTTTAACATTGCTGCATTTTACAGATATACATAATAACTCAGTAAATGCAAAAAGAATATCTGATTTTTATGCTGATTATGCTGACTATATTGACAGTGCTATTTGCACAGGCGATATGGTAGGTAGTCAATTTGATGATAACTACGATTTTTGGGGAAATTGCGGTTGTGGTCGAATTATGGTTACTCTCGGCAATCACGACGTATTTACAAAAAATACATATGAGGGCAATGAGCCTGCGTGGAACGGAGCAACAACGTATATTGTTCCTCAAAAAATGTGCTATGACAAATTCATAGCTCCTTTCGTTTCAGATTGGCACGTAACACAGCCTGACGGGGTTGATGTTAACAACTCGAAACATTACGGTGCTTGCTATTATTTCAAAGATTACGCTGATTATAAAGTTAGGTTGTTTGCTCTTGACTGTATGCATTTTTCAGATGCACAAGTTGAGTGGTTTAAAACTGAGCTTGATAATGCCAAATCGCTGGGCTACGGGGTTGTTTGTGGTTATCATTACCCACTCGGCAAAACAGACAGCATAGGTACAACTTGGTGCGTTCCCCGTCCGTATGAAAGGCAAACACCAACTACCGCCAAAGCAGTAGGCATTGTGTCTGAGTTTATAGACAATGGCGGCGAATTTATTTGCTGGTTGTCAGGGCATTATCATCAAGATGCAGTTGGTGTGTTAACTGATGATAATAGGCAGCTTGACATTAACCTTGATTGCGCCTCTTGTTCTGGCATTACAACAGAATCAATGCCGGTTGTAGGCACAAAATCTCAGGATTGTTTTACAATTATCGGTTTTGATACAACAGCAAAATACATCAAAATGTATCGTGTTGGCAGAGATACGAACAGATATATGCAAAAGCACGAGGTCTTCTGTTGGGACTATGCAAACGGAAAGTTAATTTACGACAATAACGTGAATAATATTGATGACAAAATCAATAACGCTTTATCTTCAAAAGCTGATAAAGCGACAACGCTTGAGGGTTATGGCATTACGGATGGACTAAGCAATACAGCAGGAGCAGTTGACACAGATAATATTGCAGACAAATCAATCACGCTCGAAAAGCTCAAAGACGACTTTTATATTGACAGAGAGCACATTGACGATAACGCAGTAGGTTCAGATGAAATTGCCACAGAGCAAATAGCAAAAGCTCATCTTACACTAGCTTTGCAAAATGAGATTAACGGCAAATACGACAGTTCAAATGTTGAGAGCGGTGTTGGTGTATTTAGCTATGATGAAAATATTACAACGCTAAGCACGAATGAATTTGCATATCAAAGGGTCGGTGATTTCTGCTTTGTTCAGCTCAAAATCTCCACATCAACAGCTGTGGCGGCAAATAAGCTGACACTCAGCGGATTGCCCTATGTGTCAAAATACAGCGGCATACGGCAGCTTTTTGTAACCTCAGGGTATCAGAACAAATATGCCGTGACAGCCTACAATTCGAGCAATATTAAAATTGCATCGTCACTCGAAGCAGGCGACTCAATCACAGCAGCATTCGTTTATAAAATAGCATAGGAGGTAAATTATGGAAATAACAGAAAAAATCACACTTGATATGCTAACCTCTGATAGTGTGTCAGTGCTAAAGCAAAGGTTCATAACTCTTGACGACACTGAAACTCAGGTTGGCAGCAACATAAGAAACGCATATGAAAATTCAGATGAGGGCAGAAAGCTGTTGAAATCAGCACTACCGTCAGAATATTACAACGCAGTAATAGCCGTTTGGGGAGATGAACCGACTGTGTAAAGTGAGGGAAATTAAATGACGAATGAAGAAATCGCTATCAAGTTGACTGAACAAGACCAAAAAATCAAGTCCGCACAGCATAGAATTGACAAGCTTGAAGTGCAGCAGGAAAATGCAAATCAGCTTGTGCGGTCGGTTGACAGGCTCGCTCAGAGTATGAAAACTATGGCAGAAGAACAGCAAAGGCAGGGAGAAAAGATTGACAAGCTGGAAAAAAGCAAGGCGGATAGCATTATATATTGGCTGAGAATTGCAGGCGGCGCAATTGTAACAGGCTTAATCGGCTATGCTATAGGAATATTTTTAGGCTGAAAGGAGTTTTAATATGAAAATCACCAAAAACACAATCAAAAAATCGGTCAGAACATTCATTCAAGCGGCAATTGGCTGCATTGTAGTCAACATAGGCACATATGCAACTGGTATTGATTATTCAAATTGGGGTGCATTAAAGCCTATTTTGATTAGCTTTGCAGTTTCGGCTGTTTCGGCAGGTGTGGCGGCTGTGATGAATTTAGAAAGTGAGGTATAATTAATGGCAACTGTAACAGTAGAAAAAATTATTAGCACAGCAAAATCTCTTGTCGGCAAAGATGAGGGAGCAGGCTGTGACATTATGAAGTGGTACGGCGGCTTTAGCACAACTGTAAATGCAGAGGCTTGCTGCTGTGCAGGTCAGATGTATTTGTTTAACAAAGCAGGGGCATTGAGTATGATACCGAACGGCAAGACTGCCTCTTGCGGTCAGCTTGCTCTTAATTTTTACAATGCAGGTCAGCTATATAAGCCCAGCGAGGTAAAAGTTGGTGACCTTGTTATTTTCTCTTGGAGCGGTGCAACTACTACATATAACTCAAAATTGAGAGCGGCAGGCTATAAAACATTTGACCACGTGGAAATATGTACAGCGGTTGGCACTAACACAATTACAACAATTGGTGCAAATAACGGCGGTACTGAGTGTGACGACTTTCAAATTAAGACACGAAACAAGTCAAATATTTCTGCTTGCTGCCGCCCAAAATATGCGACATCTGCAACAACTTCATCAACATCAACCTCAAGCAGTAACAGTAAAATCAAAACGGTTCAGACGTGGTTAAATAAAAACTACAGCACTAAATTAACCGTTGACGGCATATATGGCGCTCAGACCAAAAAGGCAATTGTAAAAGCACTACAGACATATCTTAACAAGACATATTCTGCAAAGCTCACGGTTGACGGTGTTATGGGTGCTAAAACCAAAGCGGCTATACGCAATGTCAAGCAAGGTGCAAGCGGAATGTACGTTTGTTTTTTGCAAGCTGCACTTATCTGCAATGGATATGATACAGGCGGCTTTGATGGCGAATTTGGAGCAAAAACCACAGCAGCGGTAAAGAGTTTTCAGACAAGGAAGAAACTCACCGCTGACGGCATAGCGGGTCAAAACACATTCTATGCGCTGTTGGTTTAACTTGCAGAAAATCAGTAAATTTATTTTAAAATTGCAATTTTGCTGATGAATACTGAAAAATTTAACTTGCTCTTAACTTGCAGAAAAAATCCCCTCACCTACCTTGAATTGGTAAGTGAGGGGTGTTTTTATTTAATTTCATAGCCCACTAAATCAAATTCATCCTCGCTGATTTGATTGTAAACTGGAAAAATTTTTAAACCGTCAGCATCGTAATATTCACCGTTCCAGCTGTCATCTCCGTATTGCGATAGCCATTCGCCTAGAGCGTTGACATCATCTTGTGTGTGTTTGCCATTTAATTTTTCTCTTAATTCTTGATAATCATATCTTGCCATAGTTAAAACTCCTTTTTTAATTTAAAATTCAGTTACGTTTACAAAATCGTTTTCGTTGTAATCAATAGTATATCCGCAGCCTTGGCAGTTGTAACA